AAGAAATTCAAAGCGCATCCTGCTTTGTATTTCGTCCATGAGAAGTCCATTGGACTGATTTGAATGCCTTGGTCCAACAGAAGGCTTCTTTGCTTATCAGTGGCTCTGTTATTAAGCCAACGCTTACTTTTGTTAGCTGCATCACTGTCCTCAATTTCGCGCAAGAAATCGTCTGCTGCTGACATGGCGTGAACTTTCTCACCAATCGCTACTGTTCGAACGCGACCCTTATTCTGCTTCACCATTGCAATCCACATGTTTTCTTGAAGGTGGCCTACAAACGCAAATCCTTGGAAGCCCATAGCCATCAATGCGTTGCCTTCTTGGAATGGACTGATCCACATGAATGGAGATAGCTGCATTAAATCGTATTCGGTCATAACGAATTTTTCGAGTGCGGCTTTTTCTTCTGATACAAACTCATGACCGCAGATAGGGCATTCTGATACTCGCGCATGAACTTCAGCCTCACACTCTGGGCAGATTTTTGTTGGCGCTTCGCCCTCTTCTGTTTTTTCCCTGCCATCCAAGTTGGCGACATCATCAATGCTGCCATGCGTGATTACAGACGTTCCAAAGTCCATAACGATGCAATCAGTCTTGATTGTGTATGGATATAACTCTGGATCAACGATGCGTAGCCCACGACCAATCATCTGAACCATAGTGCCTTTCTGAGAGCAGGGACGGGTCAGGACAACACATGACACGGGTGGAGCGTCAAACCCCTCTGTAAGCACCGCTACGTTGACCACAACCTGCAAATCACCATGCTCAAGATCATGCAACACCCCCTGACGGTAGGTTTTGTCTGTCTCGCCCGTGATATATTCTGCGTTTACCTCTGCGTCTTGAAATGCGCGACAAAGGTTTTGAGCGTGTTTGATTGTTGAGCAGAAGACAACAGTTTTGCGATCACCTGCCTTGTCCTGCCATTCCCGAACAATTCTATCGTTAATGACTTGGTGGTCCATAATCGCGGCGACCTCTTCCATGTCATATTCTTTTCCGCGCTTTGTGACTTTATCCAGTTGATCATTTAATCCTAGATCAACGACAAATGTTTTGGGGCGCACCAGAAAGCCCTCTTGAATCAGAGAGCCGATTTCAATCTGATGTGCGCAGTTGTTGAACACATCACGCAATCCCTTGCCATCACCACGGTTGGGCGTGGCTGTAAAGCCCACAATCTCTGCTTTATCATTGTCTTCAAGCACGGCATCAACCACACGACGATATGTGGGAGCCGCAGCGTGGTGGCCTTCATCAATGACTACCATGTCGAACTTGGGGCGGTTTCTAAGGTTACGCTCGCGTGAAATGGTCTGAACCATTGAGAACACTGCATCCCCGTCCCAATGCTTGACCGTTCCATTGACGATGCTTGTGGTAATGTAGGGGTTCACCTTTTTGAACTTGGATTGGTTTTGCTCAACAAGTTCGTCGCGGTGTTGGACGATAAGAATCTTTTTGCCTTCTTTGTGGCGCTTGCCTACGAGCGCGGAAAGCATGATGGTTTTGCCTGCACCTGTGGGCGCAACGACGAGAGTGTTACCGTGTTTGTCGAGTGCCTTGATAGCATCGTTCACGGCTACCTCTTGGTAGGGTCGTAGTAACATAAAACACCTGTTCGCTAGAATTGGTGGGGGGTATGCGGCCCTCTGCCCCCCGGTCAGAGGTCTAGCAGGCGCGGAATGGCCTTGCCGCTAGATTATCTGTTAGCCCAAGATGGGATTGCTCCTGACGCTTGTGGTGGCGCTGTGGGTGCCACTTGTTGCATCGACTGTGCAGCCGCTGGGGTCTGCATTACTGGAGCCTGACCACTTGGGATAAATTCCCGCGAATTAGGTGTCAAGGCGGCAACCAAGCGATTGCTATCGCTGTAGCCGTTTGTTCCCTTCTTAATACCAATCTTAGCACAGATTTCCATAGCATTTAAGTCAAAAACACCAGAAATGTTTCTGTTTTGCTGTGCCTGTGGCGACATGTCCGCAGGATCAATGTTACGTGCACTTTCGACAATTGACTTCAGTGTGCGCAAACCAATCTCTTTGGCCTGTGGGATGCCGCTTTGTCCCATTTTATCACCATCGACAAAGATGCGATCCCAGAACTTACGGCGATCATATTCACCACCAATGATAGTGAACTCAAGCTCCATCCATTTTGCCGCAGATGACATGGACTTTTTGAACCACGGACCAGAGCCAAACTCTGGAACTTCTGTGTCGCCTTGCTTTACAACAATCACGGCGCGGCACACTGTGCCGTTCGGGATTAACGTAAACTCACGGTTTTGTGAATTATCGTCGGCGGGTACGTTATTTAAATTTAGCATTATGCTACCTCTTCGCTAGAGTTTTGAGTTGCAGGATCAACGAACGTCAGATCCTTCGGGTCTTCTGGAGAACCACTAGACATCTTTTCCATAAGTTTGCCAAGATGCGGCTCTTCCAAAGTTTCGAGGCGACCAGAGCGATCTTTTGCAGGGTAACCCCATTCATTCAATGGCTGACAGACGAACGCACGATACTGACCGTGATCCCCTGACAGGATTGCCATTGTAATTACTTCGTCAACAATCCCGGGCAATTCACGACCAGTTTTGCTGCCTTCGATTTGCAGCGCATATTGCTTGCGCCCATAATCATCTGTGATTTCGTCAAGGATGCCAACAAAAATCACATTCTTTTCGCGGATGTGCTGCAAGTGTGTGAGCCATGACATCATCTCACGTCCATGCATTCCGTAAGCTGCGCGTGTATCCAGCTTCCCTGACCGCTCAGAGCGCGACTCAGGCTGCTGCAAGCACCACTGAAAGCACAAACGCCCTGCGACAGTAATAGAGTCCACGAAAAGAGTATCGTACCTCTGCCAGATTTCTGCACTGTCTCCAAACATTGAGGCAACATAATCGTAATGCGCCTGAGAGTAAGGCTGATCTTCACTGAGCGCGGGATTAGGTCCGCCCAAGAAACAGGCAAGGTCACGACACTCTGTCCATGTGCGAGGGCGAATAACGTCAATCGGATGTCCTTCGATTGCAGCATCACCTGCTTCAAGGTCCAAGAACAACGTGCTTGCGCTGTTTAATGTTCGGGCGAGTGTGGTTTTACCCACACCACTTTGCCCACACACCACGATCTTGTGGCCTTTCTTTTCAGCGAGACGCTGATCGGCTGTAATAATTTGCAAGGCCATTATGCTGCCACCCTTTCTTCGATTGGCGTAAACTGCTTCATGACTTCAAACACGTCTTCTTTGACAGAGTTTCTAAAGTTGTTATGAATCGCCAAGGTTTTCCCTTCGTTGTTATGATGTTCAAACGCAAACATTCCGCGCATGAAATAATCATTGTCCAAAGATTGACCTGTTCTATTGACAGAAATAGAACTTTCCATGACCTGCCGATAAAGCTGCACGAAAACATCAGGCCATTCTTTTAGATCACCATGAGAAAGTGAATCATAAACATCGTAAGCATTTTCATAGCTAATGCGATCTGTCATGATTGCCATTGCAAACGCAGCTTTGAATGCTGTTTGTTTCCAAATGCTTCCGCTTTTGCGCGGTGGCTTGATTTCATATTCAACTTCAGAAAGCAATTCACCAATTCGACTTCTCAGGACGTTTTCCACATCTTCTGGCATTGGATGTGAAACGAAAGAAGAAGCACGAAGAAGATATTGAATTGGCTGAACAATATTGATGTGCGCCCCAATAATATCTGCGTTGGTTCTTACCTTTCCTTGATCCAAGTATTTATACCTGTCGATGGAATCAACAATTGCAATGGAATAACAATTTGTTGTTCCCGTTTCAATTTGAGCATTTGATCTATGATTGCCATTAATCATAACCCATTTTGTTCCTTGTTTGACAAAGACCAAAGGTTCGGGAGTTAAAACCCAACGATTAAGATTCATTGCCCTGACATATTTGCGAAATGTGGGGCGGTGCAAATCACGATTGCCTTTGTAGTTCATTTCGCTGATTTTCTTCATTTCTTCAGCGGTGATTTCTGCACTAAATAGAATTTGCTTTCGATCAATTGGATCAGAAGCATTCATCATTTCTTGCAGCTTGACGTCTAACTTGCTAGTAAAGTCCATTAGTCTGATTCCTCAATTGTAAAGCCACCGACTTCAACTGTCCGACATGGCTCAAGAAGGTTGCGAATAGCGGGTGGTGCCGCTGTGTATTTGCGCTCGTCAACAGCAAGTGTCAGCTTACCGTAATGACGTGCGTCTTCCTCTGGCATTGCCTCTAAGACGCAGCCGAGTTCGTCTTGGTCCCACACGACTTTCTTGCGCACCGTAGCCTTCAGCTTACGATTGCCTGCAACAATATATGTGGTGCCAAAGTCCTTACCATCTGCGCGTAAAGCATCACGCGCTTGGGTAAAAAATGTATCATGGAGTTGTTGTTCAACGTCTTTCAACTCATCACGCAATTCACTGATAACGTACTTGAGTTCCTCTCGACGCTCGAACAGTTCACGACTATTCATGTCGATTCCTTTCCGCTTTAAATTACTAGAGCCTTACCTATCCCATATAGCTTGGGACATGTCAACAACTTTTTTACATAAATTTTTTTATTGACATCCCATTTGATTTGGTATATTATGGGATTATAAGGTGTTTCAACCGAGGCTTCGGCCTCCTCAATGCTCTGAAAGGGGCTTGCCATGTCTAACACTTCTACATTCATTTTTAACGATGGTGGTCGCAGCCACTATTTTAAAGGTCGCGCTGGCGACTGTGCAACTCGTGCGATGTCAATCGCTTTAGAGCTTGATTACAAGCTATGCTATGACGAGCTTGCCAAAGCTCATAGTGCCAAAACTGGCAAGCGTTCTGCGCGTAACGGTATTTATAAAGACGACTTTGATACCGTCTTGAAGCGTCATGGCTGGATATGGCACTCAGCCCCTAAATTTGAAGGGCGTAAAGCGCGTTATAGCGACATGCCCCAAGGCCGTGTCATTGTTCGCATGGCTCGGCACTTCGCCGCCGTTATTGATGGTGTCTTGTATGACGCTTGGGATAGCTGCGACAAAATGGTTTATGGCTACTGGGCCAAGACATAAATGTGGGGGCCTAACGCCCCCCTTTTTTTGACAAGAATATATCAATGCCATGGACCGCTTTCATCAGCTTCTTCTTTAACTTAAACTCAGGAGTCTCAACGCCCTTGGCATCTTCGACCACCTCGTACCAGTCGCCGTTCTTGTCCTGCTTTTGATAGCGGAAGTCTGCAACGTAAGCGCAAATCTTCTCGCCGTTGATTGCTATGTTATATCGCACTTGTAGCTCAAGATCCTTGACCTGATCTGCGCGTTCGAGCGACTTTAAATATAGATACCGTTGTGACTCCCACTTGGAATCAAACTTGATACCATCAACAGTTACTTTCTTATTACCATACTTGGGTCTTGACCCACGCCGCTTGGGATTATATACAGTAGGAAACGTCATTTATGGGAAAATCCTCCATGCCAAATCCAGTAAAATACAAATCAGTCGGTGTTTCAATAGAGGCTTACGACAAATTAGTTTATATCGCAGAAAA